CTGCTTACCCTTCTTTGTATCAGCTTTCTTCTTTCTGCTTGTTGCTGCGTATTCTTTGTCTGTTAAAGCTTGACGAGCCTTTTTGGGGAGATACCTTTCTCCGGTAGCTTTTTTGCCTTGAGTAGACGGCTTGCCTGACTTGGTTCCCCAATCCTGCTTAGTCCAGTTCTTAAGGCTTTTTTGAGACTTTTTAAGGGTCATTACTTGTAGCCACCACCAGCGTCTTTGTAAGCTTTTGCCAACATCTGAGCTTTACGCGCCGACCATTGCCCCGGCTTGCCGCCCTTGCTACCAGCCTTGATGCGATTGAACTGCCTTTTTCGCATCTCAGGCTTAGTGTAGTTACCAGCCTCGTTAACCCTTGATTTGGCTTTTTTCTTTGCTGGTTTTTTTGCTGCTGGCATCTCTGTCTCTCTACTGGTTATGACTTTGATCTTGCTGCTGTTTTACCCATCTCAAATACTCTTCTTCGGTCATTTGCCTCTGTTGAGCTTGTTGAGCCACAGCATATCAAGCGATTCTTATTATCGCGTTTGATGCGTCTGCTGTTGGAAACGCAATCGTAAAATCTCCAGCAGTGCTTGTCTTGTCGCCACCAAAAGCCAATGAACACACCGCAGGATCTCCAGAGGCAGAGTCATTGAATATAAGCGCCCCGTTTGCAGTGATTGTAGCATTTGAAAATGTTAGGTCTGCAAAATCCGTAAAAGCTGTGGTGCTAGAGGTAGTTGGATCTACACGGGTTAAAGAGGCTCCTTTAGCGGTGTAGTTGGTGCCACTTGCCTCGTTTGATGTTGTGTAGGCAGTTGTGCTGGCGTTTAAGGTCGCGCTGCTTGTGTAGAGCGCAAGGTTAAACGTGTTGCCTCCAGTGTTCTTAAAGTTATGCACTGCCTCTAAAAGCTCCTTCTTGAAGCTGGTACACATAGCTGTTGTGATGCTCATTACAATCTCCTAATAATTTCAGCCATTTCACTCTGGCCTTGTGCTTCAAGTTCGCCAATAAGAGTTGTCCTGTCACTCTGTATTGCCTGCTTAATATAGTATTCAACGACCTTCAAGACTGATTGCTTAAACGCCCTTGCTTGTTCTGCTATAACTGGATGGCAATCACCACCCACGCTTACAATCTTATTAGCAGCAGACTCAGCCCAAAACTCAGGGCTGTGACCTTTATTGCTTGTAGTAGAAACAGTAACGCTTCCTATCTCAAGGGTAGATGCCTCAAACAACACTATCTAGCAGCCCTTACAGCGCCTGATCTATAGCTGTCTGTCGTGTTGTATCCCTCGCCCAAAGCCTTCAAGTCTTCTAATGCTTCGTTATATCTAGTTGAGTACAACTGAAGGAGATCGGGTTCGCCCTTTAAGAATGTATATGCCTCAACTAAAGAGCCATAAAGCAAAGCATTTTCTGCATTAGTTCCAAGCCAGCTTGTGCCATCACTCGCAACCGTTATTGACTGAGGCTTGTAAAAATAATGTATCTCTGCCGAAAAGTTGCCATTAGGCGTTGGCCCCAATATAAACGCTTGTTCATTGAACAGTGCATAGTGCTTTGGCACACCCGTAGTTGTAGAAACAGGGTACGCCTCACGGATAAAGTTAACGTCTTTTCTAATAAGAAACTCATAACCGCTGTTGTCTATAGACAGGGAATATGTAGCTAAAAAATCAGAAGGCACAGCCAAGTAAGGGTTTGACTGCGTAGTTGTGCCTGTTGCGTTCTTTCTAAAATCAGGCAACTGAACCGACTTGAGTATTCGTTCTTCTGCTTGCGTAATAATTGTAGGCAGATCGTTTACGAATGTAGTCTCTGTCGTTTCTAAATAATCTTGTATGGCGCTTTTTAGCGTTGTAAATGTAAAAGCCATTAACTTGTACTCACTGTTACTGTGCCAACGCTACCAAACATCTCCAGCCCAACCTGACCTACAGGGTCAAACGAAGACAGTATCCTGCTTTCATCTAATCCTTGATCTGGCCTTGGGTTTCTTAGAGCTTGAGGATCATCCATCCTTATGCGCCCAAGTTTTAGTTGTGGTTGATCAGGGCTATTAACGTCCTTTCCAACCCTCAACCCTGTTGGTCTACCATCAACTATTTGTGGCACAAGGTCTTTTAATGGATACCTAAATCCAGTTAGGTCACAAAATCCAAAAGCATGTTTACCGCTTGCGAAGGCGCTCATGCTACAGACTACTTGATATAAACGGGGCGACGTACAAGGAAGCTTTTTCCCTGTCTGCGTCGGCAGCTAGGTTCCACTGCTCTTCGTAATCAGCCTTCAAAACAGCAGAACGATCACCTGCTGTTGGGAACTTCAGGCTTAGTTGATACGCAAGACCAGCAATCAAGCAAGGTAGAAATCTTGCTGGAACATCCATGTTATTTGAGGCAACAGAACCTGCATCGTCTATGCGCTCTAGATAATAGTAAACTAGTGTATAGGTAGATTTATCTGGAACAGGCCAGAGATTCACGGTGATCTGCGACGGTGCTTTGTCAATCTGATACTGCAACGGCTTACTCTCAGAAAGCTTGGTTGAGATATGCGCGTATTGGCTTACAGATATCCTAGTCAATGTTTGATCTTGTTGCGTAGTGGTGCTGCCAGCGTTAATACGAACAAACGCCTCTATGATGTCAAATATCTTTGCATCAAGAGCATAAGCTGAAGTGCCAGAGGTCAATGCCTGTGTGCCTTCTTTGACAGTCCATAAGTTAAGGCCACGGTTCTGCCACTCAAGCATTAGCAAGTTTATGCTTCTGCGAGCAGTCCTGTAATCGTAGCCGCTGCGAAGTTCAAGTCCTGCGCGTTCAAACGCTTCTTCCATAGCATCCGAAAGGTCTAGGTTAAATGCGTATGTGCCACTAACAGCCATCTAGATAATCCGACCTTTGGTCTTGCCTCTAATCGCCATCCCATCAATAGATTTGACTCGCCCACCAGCCTTCATCCCAGCAGTGCCGCCAATACCTCCTATACCGCCAGCCCCAGACATTGTTTTTCCCATGCCCTGTTTTTCAGCTTGCTCCGCTGCTAAACGCTCTTTTTCTTTTTTTTCCTTGCGCTTCTTGGTTCTTCTAGTTATAGCAGCAGGAATCACGCCCATATACTCAGCAATTCCTTCACCTTCAATCATTGAAGCAAGGGGCGATACATCCGTTAACTTAATACCCATTACGGCCTCCTAGCCTTTGTCTTTTTTTTGGAAACCCGCTTCTTTTTGGCAGGCGCGTTCTTGATCTGCTTGCCCATTTGCGCTCGACTAATAGGCATTAGCTTCTACCAAACTTTTGTTTTTGAGACTTAGGTGGGCTTTTCTTGCTGCCACTAGGCCCACTCCAAAAAGTTTTATTCGCCCAGTAGGCGGCACTTGTTGGCCCCTTAGCTATATTTTTTGCATGGCGAGCTTTGAAACTCTTACGAGCCTCTTTAGAGTAGTTATGCCCCATCTTCTGATCACCAAAGCGGATGATCTTCATTTTCTCACCATCCCTAACAGCGACAACCGCTTTCTTATTAGGGTGTTTTGGGGTTCTTTTGACCTTGTTTAAGCCAGAAAGACCAACTTTCTTGAGTCTATTTTTTTCAGCGTCAGTTAGGCTCATTTCTTTCTAGCTCTGTTCTTTGACTTAGACTCAACGCGAAGATTCTTACGCTTGTTATTAAGAGTGTTGCCATCTTTATGATGAACGTCTTTACCGTCACCCTTCTTAACCTTTCCCGCAGCAGCCATTTTTTTTCTGGCTGCATTGCGCCCAGCCCTACGTTTTTTTTCGTCGGGCTTTGAGTGAAAGTGCTTGTACTCTTCTTTGTAGTTTCTAGCCACAGCTATTGCTAGTATCTCTTGCGAACCTGCATAACGATGTTGTACACATCGCCACTAGAATGACCCACTGTCGTAAACTTAATATCGCCAGTGGTGCCGCTCGCTTCTGTGTCTGGGATGCCGCTGAAATCAGTGAAATCAAGGGTGTCAGACCAATCCGCGTTTAGCTGCCAAGCAAGCACATCAGTGGTCGCATCAAAAAATACCTTCACGCCCATGCCGATACATGAGTAGTAAATTTTCTGGATGACAACAGAGGTACAAGCCGCGCCAGTCATAGGGTCAGCAGTAAGGGCTGATACGTCGATTTTTGTGACCGCGCTTTCACCACTTCCATCGCTGACATTTGTAAACCTGAAAATGGCGGTGCTGCCGCCATCCTCAATAGTTTGAGTTGCTACTGCATCGGCCATGCTAACCTCCTATTACTGATCAGCAAATGCAGGTGCAGTTGCGCCCGTAACAGTGCCGAAAATCTGATAATTAGTAGTGTTCAGACCAATAATTGTCACATCAAACCCAGCAGGTACGTTGATTTGTATACTGCTGTTTGAGTTACCGTCAGAAAATACTGCGCTAACTTCGTTGTCAGTATCTAAAAATGTAACACCACCAATGTAAAAATTAGTGTTGCCGGGGGTAACGATGATTGCATCAGTACCATCAGCCGCGCCACCTGCATAAACAAACCTAAACACAGACCCAGCAATAGGTGCCGGTAGGGTGTAGGTGTTGTCTTGCCCACCATCAGGAACAAGCAATATTCGTCCACTGTGGGTGGCGTTAGTTAAAGTTACATTGCTATCGGCAAGGCTAACGGGGCCGTCACCAACAGTTATAACCTCAGTAATAGCACCAGAGGTGCTGTTTTTGCTTACAGTTTTGAAGGTGCTTTCAGAACGAATCGCACCCGTGAAAGTCGTAGTACCCATTGTAATCTCCTGTCTGGGTTAGTCTGATTGTTCCACGTGGAACAATTAGTCAGGAAAAGAACAAGGGCCACCCGAAGGTAGCCCAGTTCATTTAAGTTGCTCTAGCTAGAGCCGGGAGATCCGTAAATTCCCAACGGATCTGATACACCGAAAGAGTATCTCTCACGCGCTTTATAGCGCACGTTACCCGTATCAAAATCACCATCCATAGACGTTTCTAGCGCAGTACGCTCAAACATCTTCATACCGTTTGGTATGTCAGTGATGATGAAGAACGCATTGCTGTCAGTCAAATAATGATTAACAGCGTAGCCGCCGGGGATTGCACCCATGTTGCGGATAGCGTTGATGTCGTTGTCAGCAGTGCCAACGCGCTGAGTAGTCTCTAGCAGACGATCTGCTGTAAACATCAGTGCAGGAGGAACAACCAAACTACGAGGACGCGCTGCGATCAACAAGCCACGCTCATCGGTAAACGCTGCAATCTCAATGATTGCTTGCTCAAGCGATGTTTCGTTCAAGTCAGCACCAGTAGACGGACGGTTGGAATTTGTTCCACCGTTGACTAATGGATGCGAAGCGTTGAACAACGTAACACCATCTCCAGATTGGAAGCTGGTGAAGCCATTGTTAAGCGGATTCGCTGCTTTAACTTGCTTGGTATAGGCCATAGCCCGTGCCAAAGCTTTTGTGTAGCGAGCAGAAAGAGAATCGTAAAGATTGTCTTCCATCGCTTCCTCGGTTATAGCAAAGCCCATCGCAATCGTTTCGTGATTATAGCGAGCCGTATAGCTTTCTTGCGCTGAATCGTAAGAGATTGCAGCACCTTCAGCCTTAACGGGAGCAGCACCAAAGCCACTCAACTTTACTTCTTCTTCAAAGCTACGATCAGAACTTTCAGTCTCATAAATGAGAGTGTGTTCATCTTCGTATTTTTCGTACTCCAAACCAAATAAGGCGTTAAGCCCCGGCAGGAGTTCTTTAAGCATTTGCGCTCTTGAAATTGCCATTGCCTAATTCTCCTTAAACGCCGAGCTTGGTTTCGTAAGCGTGGCTCAAAGGCAAGTAAGTAACGATACAATCTGTGAATGCATCACCTACAGTGCTGGTTGGGCCATCTACGAAATCAACGACACGCAGTGGTAATGTATTGGTCGTAGCAATAGAGCCGCCGTCTAAGGCGTTCTTGCTTCGTCCGATGGAGGTTGATCCCGCAGTGTTAACTGCTGAGATGTTGTTTCCTAGTCCGGTTTGAGCAATAGCTTCATCACCTTGCATACGGAACAACAACTTAGGATCGTCAACGACATAAGCAACAATGTCATCCGCAGCAGTTGATGCTGGGAATTGCTGATTAAATGTCTTTTGGTTTGTTGAAGGGTCTGTGTAAGCGCAGCCTACAAAGATTCCAACAGTGCCAGCAACAACAGAAGTTGTTACGGCGGCTTTTTCAACGGTGCCAGCAGCAACCAATTTTACGAAATCGCCATAAAAAATAGCAGTTCCGTAAGCATTGGCGATCTTAATGTGACGAACTTTGCCCGAAAAAGAGCCGCTCGCACTTAAAGTATCAACTGGTTCAGCACCCATAGGGGTTGCAGCGGTAGCCATAGTGGCCTCCTCAAGTTAATCAACCAACCCCTTGCCAGAGGTTAGTCCTTACCAAATGAAGACACCCGTGTGCTTCGCTCTGGATTGAGCAGCGGCATACGAGGGTCGTTTTCGCGCAAGAAATTATTGTCCACGGACTGCATCTGATTATCAGCTACCTGCTCAAAGTGCTTAGTACGAGCTTTCATCTTAGCCTCATCAGCCTTACATAAAAGCAAACCGCCAACCTCTATATTGCCCTCAAATTGAGATCCAACATCAGAAGAAAGCATAAGTTCTGGATGATCTTCGGCCTTTACAGGCGTCCAACCTTCTCGGAACATTCTAGACACATGAACATTATCTGATTCACCAAGAGTCTTAGTTCTAACCCACCGGAACACCCAGCCGTCTTGCGGCTTTGGATCAGGCAGAATAGAAGCTGGAATCCATGAATCACTAGGTCTTGCAGACGCTTCTCGCGTCTCGTTTTCTCTAGGTGTGCGCTCGTCAGTCATCAATTTCTCTCCTTTAAGAGTTGTCTTGCGTACTGTTCATTGGTAAGTCCGATTCGCTTGGCGAGAGCGACTTGACTAGGCGTTAACTGTATTTTGCGCGGTTTGGCACCGTTATTCCGTGAAGAAGGTGCCACCACCGACGAAGGTTGATTAGGGTTCACAGTCGCGCTACGCCCATCTGTATCGCTAGAATCACCCCAATCGTAGTCTGGAAATCTTTGACGCATTGTTGCGTCTACCGTATCAAAATACTCCTTGCTGTTAGGAGCAACCCCGCGTCTCACAAGAGCAGTATGAGTGCCGTATGCAAGGCTCGTCATCTCCTCATAACCATCCCTCATAAACCAAGGGTTTTCAGCCGCCCATCTCTGGGCTTCAGGCTCTGGTTGCGCTACAGGCTGTTGTTGATACTGCGGCTCTGGCTGTTGGTACTGTTGAGGTTGTTGCTGGTACTGTTGCTCTCTGGCCTGAACCTGTTGAGCAATGTTTGACTCGTATTTCTCAGCTTCTCTCAACTCGGCTTGAGCCATCATTAGACGCTCATTGGCCGAAACAACACTTTCGCTATCGCCTTCCTCATAAGCTTTCTTATATGAGGTTTTTGCAGACTCTAAAGCGATTTGAGCTTTTTGTTTTATCTGCCCAACTAAAGCAGACTCGCCACGGCTAATAAGAGATTCATACTCTTTGTTTTTAGCAGCGAGGGTCTGAGCAACAACGACTGCTTCTTCTCGCAGCTTTTCAGCAGCTTCTCGCTGCCTACGCTCTTCGTTTTGCTCGTAGCGAAGTTTGTTTATTCTTTTCTGGACTCTTTCGCTATAACCAGAAAGTTCCTCGTCATCAGACTCTTCTGATGTGGCCTCTACCTTGGGAGGTCTGCGATCTTCTTCTGGACGATCATCAACAATCTCCAACTCAAAATCATCAGGCTCAGATGTAGTAGGCTCATCAATAGGGGTTCCTATAGTGTGTTTAACACCAAAGAACTTATCCTCAGACGAGGTTTCTTGAAAATCTTCTTGAACTTCACTCATACCTTAACAATCCCCCGTGGATCTTCCACAACAGCTTCAACGCTATCGTCGTTAATCAAGCGGAACTCTTTATCGTGAACCTTAAATCTGGTTCCAGAATAAGACCGCATAAGAATAAAATCACCTTCCTTACAGGACGGCCCAGACGGAAACCGCTGTTTGTCGCTGTACGCATCTGGCCCTAGAGCCAAAACCATACCTACGATTGATCCTATTTCTTCGTTGTGCAGCGTTTCGGTGGCTTTGAGTATGCCACCCGCTGTTTTTTCTTCGGGTTCTGGTAAAGCAATAAGTATCTTATAGCCCCTTGGCTGGGGCAGTTGCTTTGCTTTGCGTGACTGCTCATCTTCTTGCGAGCTTTCGTCATCGTTTATTGCTAATGATTCGCTCATTAGTTGTCCTTTGCACTGGAAAAAAGCGTCCAGAGTCGCTTGCACCGCTTATGCGGAGAATCAGTTTTCTTCTATCCTACTCTTCAGGTCTAGAAGTTCACGTTCTGCTAGGGCCAATCCTTCAATTATCCCGCAGCATTTTGTGTATTCACTAAAATCTTTACAGCCACCACCTGCTATGTGGTCACTGTACTCATTCATCTGGTTGCGAAAAGACTGTCTTAGGAAATCAAAAGAGTTTGTTGGAGAAAATTTATCCATCCAATAGGTCTTCCGCTATATCCTTTCCAATCTTCAAGCCCTCTATTTGCTCTTTAGAGCTTATTCTTCGGGCTTCCAACTCGTTTCTTTCTTTGTCTTCAGCAATCCTCAAAGCAAGCTTGGCTTCTTCAGTGCGCTCTTGAAGACTTAACTTCGCCTGATCTAGCTGAGATCGTTGAACAGCCTTCTGCATATCCAACTGTATCTTAGCCATTTCGGACTGAGCCTTAGTTTGCGCTTCCATCTCTTTAATTTGCAACTCTTTTTGTTGCATCTGTATTACTGGATCTTGTGCCTGCTGCTGCGCTTGTTGAGCTTGTGCTTGCTGTTGATTCTTTCCTTTAAGCTGTTCTGCTGCTGGAGCTACCAGTTGAGATATACGATATTCAATGTCTTCAGGTAATGGCTCGCTTGGAGGAGGCAATTGAACACCAAGCTGCTTTTCAATCTCCATCCTGTACTGGAACGCCAAGTGTTCCTGTATATGGGACGCAAGAGCGGCTCCTGCTTGTTTAGCATTCGGACTCTTAGACATAATCTCCATAATCTTAGGATCTTCTATAAGAGATTTATGAGCCAGTATGTGGGCTTCATGGTCTTGGTAAATAAATGCCTTAACAGGCTCTCCGTTAATGATGTTCATGTTCTCAGAAACAGGATCAACTGGAGTCATTTCGTCTTCAAGCGGAACAATCTTATCTGCATCACGGATATTAAGGATTTCAAGCATCTGTCGGTGCAACAAAGGCAAATCGTACATATCTGGAGCTTGAGCAGCCAATTGTAGTGCTGCTTGGTATTGCATAATCCGTTGTGCCATCGTTCCAGCGTTAGGATCACTAACAGGAATGATGTCAACACGGTCATCAAAGTCCTCACGGGTCAAATCCCGCCCATCTTCAGTGTATGGGTACTCTTGAGGGCCAAAATCTCGCACAATATCGGACAAAAGACGCAATTCAACGCGCATAGAGGCATGTAAACGGGCTTGAACCGCGCTCATCACCTTCATAGAGCGTTCCATAATCGCCAAAGTGGTGCCAACAGGCGCTTCAGCGTTCATATCAGCCGCTTTTACGTCTCCAGCAGAGGCAAAACGGCGTCCTTCCTCTACAATATCGCCCATAAGCTGGTACAAAACCGTACTTGGCTCTTTGTAAGGCAAAAATCGGATGTTATCTTGGATTGTGCCGCCCGGAACGTCCACATCACGGAACTCTCCCGGCATAATTGGCGTGTCATCGCCCTTAATCCGCAATCCTCTAGACTTCAAACCGCCCGGAAGATTGGCTAAGGTGCCTGCATCTACCAACTGGCGCAGTATTGATGTCGCTGACTTGGCTAAACCGCCAATCATGTGGATCAATCCGAACCCATAGAAGCCCAATCCGGGCATATACTGGTAGTGAACGTAGTGCTGACGCTTTAATTTGTCAGGATCGTTCTCGTAGTAGTTCCTTCGGATAGCCAAAATAGTTCTAGAAGACAATTCAATGCTTACGACATACGGCAATTGAATGCCTGTAGGCTCACCCTTGTCAGTATCCTCAAACCCTTCAAGGTCTAGATCAACCATCATCTCTAAAATGGTGTGCCTGCTGTCATTTTCATAGCTTGGGCTATCGCCAGTAAGCTCATTGTACTTATCTAGAACCCTATCGGAGTCACTGCTTGATGAGGGAGAGGGTAAATCAACGTCAGCATAAAACCCAGAAACTTGAGACTTTCTTATTTCATTACCAGTGCGCTTCATTATGTGAGTTGCACGTTCACAGGTCATAAGATCAGAAGCGCCATAGCTCACAACAAAGTCTTCAGCGGGAACAAACATGCTGCAAGGGCGATTCATGTTCGTATCAAAGTAAATCTTTCTAAAAGCAGATCCAGCCAGAGGCAAAGAAAACAACATCTTTTCCGTTTCTGACCTGTACTCAGTCATCTTTTCTGTGACCAAGTAGTTCAAGTAGTCCTGTACTCTGTTGGCTTGCTTCTCTTTCTCAGAGTCCATCTTGCCAACGATGGTTGTCTTTACTGGCCCTCTCGCGGGAAATAGCTCTTGTATTGCTTGAGACTGAAAACGAATTACTGACTCAGTAAGAAGCGGGTGAAAAACACCACAAGCGCCATCCCAAGGGGTGGATCTTTCTTCATGCTTCAGGCCAAGAAGATCTAATCCCTCTATGTAAGAACGTTCCCAATCAGAACGACTCTCTTTGTCTGCCTTAAAAGCACCAATCAGATCGGACGCTATTCCATCAAGAACATCGTCTTCAATAAACTCCGCTAAGTTTGCATCGTGAGGAACTTCGCCTTGAAACTCATCAGCATCAAACTCAAAAAAAGTTTCATCTCCAGAAGAAATAGAAACAGACTCAGGGTCTACTATTTCAATCTCTAAAGCCTCCCCTTCCATCATGGGAGACATTGGAGTTTCTAATGGGCGCTCAACAGCCATTTATCCATTTTTCCTAAACTTCTGTGGACGAGCAGCGCCAGAACCTCTAGCTACTGTAACCTTGCCGCCACCACTGAATTTACGCTCACTCATCTTACGAGCAGAGCCAGTACGCTTTGTAGCTGGTTTTACTTTTTTGAAATCAGACGGTTTTGGCCTTCTGCCAAGCTCGTTGAATTTATTCAAATAAGTGCGTAATCCTTTTGGCCCACCAGTTAGACCCGCAGCTTTTAACTGTTCCGCAGTTACGTTAGCAAGTGTTCGCTTACCAGACGGGCCTTCACTTGTTACATCCCTAGACTTCATGTCTGTGCCTTTGCCTGTAACTTTAGGTCTTTTAGTTAAAGCAGGCTTAGAAACCTCTGGCTTCTTTTTAGCTGTTGGAGCTTTGGGTGGCTCAACTTTAGAGATGTTTTGCTTGTCTGCCTTTGGCGGTTTCACACTCGCAGCAGGAGGCGTTTTAACGTCTAGCGCCCCATTAGCAAAAACCTGCTTACGATCAGCAACACCCTGCAATTTTCTTTTGTCTTTGGCGTCAGCAAGATCGTCTAGCCGAGACTGCCTAGTTTGACCGCCACCGCCACTTCTATCTGCAGCTGTTTTGGTCTGTACTGGCCTGTCTTTAATTCTTCTAGTTGGTCTACGCATTATCCTTTGCCTCCGCGCTTGCCGCCCTTGGTAGCCATCTTGCTTTGCATGACCTTGCCGCCTTTGAAGTAGCCCTTGGTCTTAGGAACCATGCGGCCAGCCATCATCTTACCCTTACCATCAGCAGCAAAGAACGGAACCATTTCTCCGTTTTTCTCAACCATAGGCAGCTTGGCCTCTCTACCGCCAGCCATGCCCATTTTGGTTTTCATGCCGCCAGCCATACCCATCTTGGTCTTGCCGCCTCGGTTATAACCTTTACTCTTCTTCATGCGGATCTCCTGCGTATAAATTATCAAAGACCTGATTTACGTCTAAGGTGTAGTCCAAATCTGATTTGCTGTAATGA